AATTGGAGTTTTTGACATATGCTGGGGCCATGCAAATGGCGGTCACGTTTGCAGTGTCGATTGTGGCATCAAGGCTTTTTGCCCCCAATATTCCACAATCCCAGCAAAATAACATTAGGCAGCAAGTGCCACCTGATCCAACGGCTGGCATTCCATTGGTATATGGTGATGCATACACTGGTGGCCGATTCTGTGATGCGGTACTGACCACAGATCAAAAGTCAATGTATTATGTGATGGTGATCAGCTGCATTAGCCCAAATGGCCAATTTTCATTTGACACCAGCAAATTTTATTATCAAGACCAGATCATCACGTTTGATACCACCGATCAAACCAAAGTGGTGAGTTTGACCGACCAAGCTGGGAATGTGGACACCACAATTAGCGGTCACTTATACATCAGTTTGTACACATCATCACAAACTGGAACGATCACACCCATCAACACATCAAACCAGCCATCAGCGGTGATGAGTACGGCCAATGGCATTCCATCAGGTCAGGAATGGGTAAGCAGTGGCCGACAAATGAACGGCACTGCATTTGCCATTGTGCAGCTGGTTTATAACGCAAATTCACTTGGAACAACTGCGCTGCAGCCAGTCACATTCCATGTAAGCCATTATTTGAATGGTGCTGGATGTGCAAAACCTGGTGACGTTTGGTATGACTACATGACCAATACAATCTATGGTGCGGCAGTTCCAAGTCAATTTGTAAGCTCTGCATCAGCGACTTCATTGAATTCATATTCTGATGAGCTGATCACCTACACACCAGCTGGTGGAGGATCAGCATCGATCCCAAGATACAGATTTAATGGTGTTTTGGATACTGGACAGACTGCATTGTCAAACATCGATTTGATGATGAATTGCTGCGATTCATGGCAGTCTTACCAGGTGGCCACAGGACTGTGGACAGTGGTGGTCAACAAAGCCATTTCCCCCACATTCTCATTTGATGATTCAAATATCATTTCAGACATCACAGTCAGTGAGCTGGACATCACTCAAATGGTCAACCAAATCGAGGCCAGATTCATTGATTCGGGCAATCGAGATCAACCAGGTTATGTGAATTTGCAAACTCCATCAGGATTGCTGCTGCCAAATGAGCCAGTCAACAAATTCACCATTTCATATGATTTGATCAATAGCAGCGTGACGGCTCAATACTTGGCCAATCGAGTGCTCGAGCAAAACAGGCTGGATTTGATTGTCAGTTTTTCCACCAATTACACTGGCATTCAAGTCAATGCTGGTGATGTGGTAACAGTGACCAACAGTTACTATGGCTGGTCAAATCAGCAATTCAGAGTGATGCAAGTCAAGGAAGTGTCGCTGCCTGATGGATCACTTGGGGCATCATTCCAAATGATGCAATACGATCCAAATGTGTATGCAACATCGAGCATTACTGCATACACACCAACCAGTCACAGTGGATTGGCTGCACCAACATTCTTCAGCTCATTGTCTGCACCAACTGTGACTGCACATTATGAGACTGCAAATATTCCATATTTCAATGTTCAAATTTTTATTCCAGTCACTGGGCGTGTGACCAATTCAACACTGTACTATACGACAGTGGCCACACCATCTGGATCAGATTGGAAAGTCTGGGCAAATATTCAATCGGCAAACAGTTTGCCAGTGCCAAACAATTCATACTATACATATGTGGATGTGGTATTACCAGCTGCAACATATTATTTTGCATACACAGTTGGAAGTGGCACCAGTTTGTCAACATTGAGCCCAATCAGTGCTGGATTTGTTTGGGCACCAGTGGGAATGTCTGGTGTGTCAGGCTATAGTGGAGCGTCAGGATTTAGTGGTTTTTCTGGCAGTTCAGGGACTGGATCAACTGGCCCAAGGACTGCAACTGGTCAACTTTATTATGCAACGTCACAATCCACTGCACCAGCTACACCAACGGCCAGCGGATACAATTTTTCAACTGGAACATTTTCAAGTCTTACATCAGGCTGGTCAACCACATTTACTGCACCAACTGCAACATATACCACTCAATTTTGGGCAGCCACTTATTATGTGATTGAAACCACATATGGTGGTGCACAGACAGTGACCATCAGTACAGTTTACAACTGGACAAATTTCAATGGATTGGTTTCATTTACCAATTTGGCCACTTCTACTGGCACCACATTTATCAATGGTGGAAATATTGATACTGGCACAATCACTGCCAGTGCATTAAATGTTACAAATTTAAGTGCGGTTTCAACAAATACTGGAAATTTAAATGTAACTGGAACATTTCAAGCAAATACTGCTGCATTAAGTGGCACCACAATGACTGGATCGGGTGGTGTTTTATATTCAAATGGCAATTTTGCTTTTGGAAATTCAACAACAAACATTGCATACAATGGAACATCTTTATATTTGAATGGTAGTGTGGTTGCAACCAGCAGCATTCAAGGAAATGCGGTAACAGTTACGGCTGGATATTCAATATCATCAACAACAACTTTTGGCGCATATTCAACAATTTTATCTGTTTCAATAAATAGTTCAGGTGCACCAGTTTGGATAAATGTAAATATAAATTCAATTATAAATGTTACAGGTGGAGGATCAATTGCATCTGTTTTTATATTGAAAAATGGTTCTGGTACACCAATCGATACATATAATTCAGGGAATATTGCTGATGGTTATCCATTAACTGGATTTTTATCTGCATATTTATCAAGCACTCCATCAACGACAACAACTTATACAGTTGAATTTTCACCAAATGATGGATCATCAAATATAGATTTACAAACATATTCCAACATTTTTGCGATTGCGACAAAACGATGATATACGCATATATAAATTCTCAAGGATATGTACAATCCATTCAAAATGATGGCGAGCCACAAACTATTCCAAATTTGACTGTTCAAATTTTGGATGAGCCATTATCACCATCACCAAATCCAAATTACAGTTACAACATCAATACAAAGGTATGGGAAGATGCAAGAACAGATCAGCAAAAATATAATCAAGCGAGCACACAAGTATTGGCTCAAAGGAATTCATTGCTTTATGCGTCTGATTGGACTCAAATACCAGGAAACCCATTAACTAGTCAAATCCAACAAGAATGGGGTACATATAGACAGGCTTTAAGGGATATTCCCACTCAAACTGGTTATCCATTTAATGTGGTTTGGCCAATTCCACCAACAACAAATTGATTGTAAAAAATCAATTATTGGTTAAAATATTCAAAACAAGACAAAACATTCGGGGCCAGTGAGTACATTGGCAGCGTCACTACCTAGTAAGGGAATGCAATGGCAGTCTTTAACAAAAACTCATTGGCCCAAGTCAGTGGGTTCAATAATCAGGTTTTATCTGCTGAATTGGTTTGGCAGCAAAAACAATACTGGAATATCAGTCTGGTCAACGACACAGGCATTGTGGATTTGACTGGTGCCACTATCGATGCACAGATCATTCGCAGAGTTTTAACCAATGTGATTGACACCAGAAATGGCCTTTCATTTACCATTACAGATTACTCACCAACACCAAGCCCCATCACTTTAACCATTACCAATTTAAATGCCACAGGTGGCTTTTTTACATTGTTGATGGATGACAGTTCATGGGGAATGGCGGCAGACGATCCAGGCTTGGACATTGCTGACCCCAATGGCATTGGATATTCTGGAAGAATCAAAATTGGGTTTCCACAAAATGGCACAACTCCTCCACAGGACTTGATCATCTTTTTATTCTTTATTGTCCGATCAGACGGCATCATTGTGGAGTAATCATGGGAACACAAGTTACAGTAGTTAATGAACACAATGTGATTGTCACTGTTGACAAATCATCTTTTGGTATTTCAGGATTTAGCGGATATTCTGGATATTCAGGATTTAGCGGACATTCTGGTTCTGGTACACCAGGTGCATCAGGATATTCAGGATTTAGTGGATATTCTGGCCAAGCTGGGCCACAGGGCTTGTCTGGATTTTCAGGCATTAGTGGATATTCTGGCCAATCAGGATATTCTGGCAGCGGTATTTCTGGATATTCTGGATTCAGTGGCTCTGGCACATCAGGATATTCTGGTTTTTCTGGACAAGCTGGCCCTCAAGGTATATCTGGTTTTTCAGGCATTAGTGGATATTCTGGCCAATCAGGATATTCAGGTTCAGGTATTTCTGGATATTCAGGATACTCTGGCAGTGGTGTTTCTGGATACTCAGGATATTCTGGTGCAATTGGTCCCCAAGGTATATCTGGATTTTCTGGATTTTCAGGAATCAGCGGATTTTCTGGTGTAGGTGTTTCAGGCACATCAGGATATTCAGGATTTAGCGGATATTCAGGTAGCGGTGTTTCTGGATATTCTGGATTTAGTGGAATTTCTGGAGCCACTGGAGCACAAGGCACATCAGGATTTTCTGGTTTTAGTGGATATTCTGGAGTTGGCATTTCAGGCACATCTGGATATTCTGGATTTAGCGGATATTCTGGATCAGGTATATCTGGATATTCTGGATTTAGTGGCATAAGCGGATATTCTGGTGCCACTGGGCCTCAAGGCACATCAGGTTATTCTGGATATTCAGGAATTTCTGGAGCTACTGGCGCACAAGGTGTATCAGGCTATTCTGGATACTCAGGCATCAGTGGATACTCTGGATCAGGAATAAGCGGATACAGTGGCTTTTCTGGGTATTCTGGCCAGCAAGGTACATCAATCAATATCAAAGGCTCAGTGGCCACACCAGCAGATTTGCCACCCATTGGAAACAATCCCAATGATGCATACATTGTTGATTCAAATGGTGACTTGTACATTTGGACTGGCACTGTTTGGAACAATGTTGGTGAAATAGTTGGCCCACCAGGCAGCAGCGGCATTTCTGGGTTTAGCGGATATTCTGGCATCAGCGGATATTCTGGATTTAGTGGATCAGGCGTTTCTGGATATTCTGGATATTCAGGCAGCGGTGTTTCTGGATATTCTGGATTTAGTGGTTATTCAGGATCAGGCACATCTGGATATTCTGGATTTAGTGGCATCAGCGGATACAGTGGTTATTCAGGCTCTGGCGTGTCTGGGTATAGTGGATTCAGCGGCATTAGTGGATACAGTGGATATTCAGGCTCTGGAGTGTCTGGATACAGTGGATTTAGCGGGTATTCTGGTGCAGTTGGCACATCAGGTTATTCTGGATTTTCAGGATACAGTGGATCAGGCGTTTCTGGATATTCTGGATTCAGTGGCATCAGCGGATATTCAGGATATTCAGGCAGTGGTGTTTCTGGGTATAGTGGTTTTAGTGGATATTCTGGCGCAGTTGGCCAGTCTGGTACATCAGGGTATTCTGGATTTTCAGGCATTAGTGGATATTCTGGATTGGGATATTCTGGATTAACTGCCACAGGTTCCAATTCAATTGGAATTGGCAGCAAATCATTTACAACCAATTTGGATGCAAGTGTGACTGCATTTGCAGTTGGCCAATATGTGCGAGTTTTTTCGACATCAGTGCCAAGCCAATTTATGGAGGGCTTGATTACATCATATTCAGGCACTTCATTGACTGTAAACGTCACATATGTAAATGGTGGTGCATCATTTAGCAATTGGACTGTTTCACTTTCAGGTGCAGTTGGTACGTCAGGTTATAGCGGATATTCTGGCATTAGCGGATATAGTGGCTCTGGTGTTTCAGGATATTCAGGATTTAGCGGTTATTCAGGATCAGGAATTTCAGGTTATTCAGGATATAGTGGTTATTCAGGAGCTGGTGCAAATGCTCAAGCATTTTCATGGTTCATTTCAAGATAAGGGATCATCATGTTAATTTTAGATACAACCAGCAAATCAATCACAGTTCAAATGTCTGGTGCTGCAGCCACCACAAATCCATCATTTGTGACTGCATATTCTGATGACAATGGAACAACTTTTGTTGAAGGTTCAAGCGATGGCGCATTGAATGGCACAACTCAAGTGACTTTGGTTTCATCACCAGCTGCATCCACTCGCAGATTGATCAAAACCATTTACATTGAAAATGGTGATACTGCACCAGTGACAATTATAGTTACTTTAAACAACTCTGGCACATTGAGAACAATTGCCAAAGTTACATTGCAAGTTGGTGATACATGGTCAACTGATGGCACAACAGACACCAATGGAAATTTTAAAAATATTGGTGCATCAGGATACAGTGGTTATTCAGGTATCAGCGGTTATTCAGGCATCAACGGTTATTCAGGCATCAGCGGCTATTCAGGTGCAGTTGGTGCATCAGGATATAGCGGCTATTCAGGTGCAGTTGGTGCATCAGGATATAGCGGAATTTCTGGATATTCAGGATATAGTGGAGCAGCTCCAACAGGATCGGCAAATACTTGGACTGCAACACAAACATTTAATGGATCATCAAGCACATTGGCTGCAGTTTTATTGGATGTTGCAGAAACTGTTAACGTGGTTGGATCAGCTCCATCAAGCACAACTAACTTTTATGTCCAAAGCGGTGCAGTTCAGTATTACACATCAAATGCTGCTAATAATTGGACATTAAACATTGCGTTTAGTTCAGGCACATCATTGAACACGGTTTTGTCAACAGGACAATCGGTTACGTTTACTTTGATTACAACTCAAGGCTCTACTGCTTATTACAATTCAGCAGTGACAATTGATGGCACATCGGTAACACCAGTTTGGATTGGTGGCGCACCAAGTAAGGGCAATGCTAGTGGATTAGATGTTTATCGTTATGCAGTTGTAAAAACAGGAAGTGCCACATATACAGTTTTGGCATCATTAACACAATATAAGTGAGATAAAAATGCCATTACAACAAACTTCAGGTAATGTAACGCAAGATGCATATGGTGGTGGCATTCCATTTGTGCCTACTTATGTAGAAAATGTTTTTAGCACGTATCTTTATACAGGAAATGGTTCAACGCAAACTATTACAAATGGAATTAATTTAGCGGGTAAAGGTGGGTTAATTTGGATTAAAAGCAGAAATAATTCTACTTATGCAAGTTCTCCTAATGTATTAACTGATTCAGTTACTGGTTTTTCTAATTATTTAATTAGTAATTCAGATGTACAACAACAAAATTGGGCTTCTGATGCACCATCACCAAGTTCAACTGGGTTTAGTTTGGCAGAAAATTCTAATGTGCCATATACAAATTATTTAACTGGAAACACTTACGCATCTTGGACATTCCGTAAACAACCTAAGTTTTTTGATATTGTTAGCTATACAGGCAACGGAAGTGTTCAAAATATTGCGCACAACTTAGGCTCTTTGCCTGGTTGTATTATGATCAAAGACATAAGTAATACAAATAATTGGTGTGTTTATAGTATAAATTTAGGTTCTGCTGTATATTTAACTTTAAACAACACCGATGCTCAAACAACAGCACTTAATTGGAATAATACTGATCCAACAACTACTCAATTTACAGTTGGAAATGTAAGCACTGTAAATGCAAGTGGTCACAATTATATTGCTTATATATTTGCTTTAGGTGGCACTGGTGGCTTTGGTGCAGATGGAACACAAAACATTATTAAATGCGGATATTTTTTCGATGTTCCATCTGTAACTGTAAATCTTGGGTGGGAGCCACAATGGATATTAACAAAATCTGGAACAACAACAAGTGATTGGTATATTTTTGATGTTATGCGAGGCCAAAGCCAGACATTAACAAATTATTTGAATCCAGATAACTCTAATGCGGAATCAACACTTTCCACACCCGCTTTCATACCAACTGCAACTGGTTTTACAATTCCAAATGCGCCATTTTTTAGTTCTGGTGCTACTGCTATTTACATAGCAATACGCAGAGGCCCAATGGCTACTCCTACTACTGGGGCTAGTGTTTTTACTCCACTTGCATATACTGGAACAGGTCCAAGTCAAAAAGAAACAGTGTCAAATTTACCAGATACTGTTTTTCATAAAGCAAAAGCCAATACAAGTGGATGGCCTTGGACAGATAGATTGAGAGGAACACAAGTACCAACTCAAATATTATTTAGCAACAATACTGGAGCTGCAACAGGAAATGTTAGTTATTGGATATGGTCATTGTGGAATAATATTATAAATTGGAGTACAACAAACTCAGATGACCAAACAGGCAATAGTTCTGGTGAATCATATGTTTTATATGCTTTATCAAGAGCGCCAGGATTTTATGATACTGTTTGTTATACAGGAAATGGTGTAACAACTACTCAAATAACCCATAACTTAGGCGTAGCCCCACAATTGCTAATTGTTAAAAGTATAAATAACGCAACAAATTGGAAAGTCTATTCAGCAACTGTTGGAAATGGTTATGCTTTGAATTTGAATTTAAATAGCACCCCTGGTGCTGGTGCATGGTGGAATAACACAGACCCAACATCAACAACATTTAATGTAAATGGTGGTTCAGCAGATTTAAATGCGTCAGGTTATACATATGTAGCTTACCTTTTTGCAACTTGTTCTGGTGTTTCATATGTAGGTTCATACACAGGAACAGGTGCAACACAATCCATTGCTTGTGGTTTTGGTTCTAGTGGTGCTAGATTTATTCTTGCAAAACGCACAGACTCCGCTAGCGATTGGTATGTATTTGATAGTTCAAATGGCTTGACTTCAAGTTCAAGTCCATATTTAACATTAGATAATACTAATACACAAACTACAGGTAACAATGGAACATATGCATCTAGTGGTGGATTTACATTAACATCATCATCACCAGTCAACACATCAGGTGGAACATTTATTTTCTTGGCAATAGCATAAGGACAAAATCATGCAAATCAGAATTAGATCAAATGGACAAGTAATGTTTGAGCAAGAATTTAGAGAATATATTCTTTCTAATGGTGGCCCTACATGGGGACAAACCACAACAGAAATTCTCAATGAATTGGGTGCAGATAATGTGTTTGATGGACCATATCCAAATCACACTATTTATCAAAATGTTTCATCTGTTTCACCAGTTGAAACAAATGGTCAATGGTATACGGCATTCACAGTCACAGATATGGATCAAGCTGGCATCGATGCAGTCAATGCAGCATTAACTGCCAGCAATAAAGAAAAAGCACAAAAATTATTACAAGACACAGATTGGACTGAAATTCCAAGTGTTTCAAACACATCAAATCCACATCATTTGATCAATGTAAATGATTTTGTGACATACAGGATTGCACTCAGAGCCATTGCAATCAATCCAACATACAATGCAGAATTTCCAACCATTCCAGCTGAACAATGGAGTTAATATAAAACATGACAATACAAAACAAAACATGGGAGCAAATGCTCTTGATCAATGAGCTGAATTTTGCCAAGCAGCACAATCCAGATTACTATCGATGGAAACTCACAAACAATTATGAACGTGCAGTTTTTCTGAAAGGCGATCCAGTTTATCCTCGAGAGGCCACTCGATATATGTGGGCCAATCGAAATCTGCGTGGCAAAAAGATTTTGGAAATTGGCTGTAGCACTGGCTTTGGCATTCAGTTTTTACCCAACGACATCGAGTATTTGGGATTGGATTATGACCCCATTATCATCGATGTGGCTCAAGATCAGCAATGGGGCGAAAACATCAAGTTTTCATGTGCCGACATCAATGAAATCCAGCTGGCACAATTTGACACCATCATTGCTTTTGAAGTGATCGAGCATTTATCAAATGGCTTGGACATTGTGGAAAAGCTGAAAAAGCATTGCAATCGATTGCTGATCACAGTGCCATGGAATGAGCCACCAGGCTTTTGGGGAGAACACCACAAACTGCATGGCCTTAATGAAACCAATTTCTTTGATTTTGATGTGGAATACATCAGCGAGCATGGAGCCATCACATCAGAGCCAAGATCATTGACTGAACACAATCGATTCAATTTGATGATTCTGAGGTGGGATCGTGGATAAGGTTTTATGCAGCATTGGTACTCGAGGCCGATATGACACAACGCTGCCACTGGCATTGGCTGCCATCATCAATCAGACCAAACGGCCAGACAAAGTGGTCATTTTTGATGACAATGAAAATCCAAGAGATGTCAGAGATGAGCTGATTTATAAAAATCTGTTTCAAATGATGGACATCAAAGGCATCGAATGGGAATGGCGGTTTGCTGCTAAAAAGGGCACACACCACAACCACCATGCTGCCAACACAATGGGATACAAATGGGTTTGGCGCATGGATGATGATGCCATTCCAGAGGCCAATGTTCTGCATGAATTGTTCAGCTGGACGCTGCACGATCCCAATTTGGGGGCAGTTGGTGGCTCGATATTGACACCACCATTGCAGTTTGAAGAATCATTTCCAACTGGATTGATTGACAACATCGATGCAGAGCCAAATATCCAATGGAAATATATTTCCAAGCGGAAAAAAGTTGAGCATTTGCATTGCTCATTTTTATATCGAGCTGGCATTGTGGACTATAACTTGGGGCTTTCAAAAGTGGCCCACAGGGAAGAAACATTGTTCAGCTATGCTTTACACCAAAAAGGATATGATGTTTATGTGGTGCCCAATGCGGTCACTTGGCATTTGAAAAATCCAAGCGGTGGCATCAGGTCAGAAACTGATCAATCAATGTATGCACATGATGAGCAGATATTTAGGAATTTTTTAAAGTTCAGAAACAACACCATTGTTGTGCTCAATTGTGGCATGGGGGATCATTTGGTATTTTCTGAAATATTGCCTTATATCAAAAACCCAATTGTGTTCAGCTGCTACCCAGACATTGTGCCAGGCGAATCCATTGCTGCAGCCAAAGCGTTATTTGGTGATATTGACCAATGGAACATATATTTAAAGATGGCGCAGTGGAAATGGACTGATTCATTGAATGCAGCATTTAGAAAGATGTACTTATGATCATTGTTTCCCCATACTCCAAAAAGCTGATGAATGGTCGGGAAAACCCTAAAAACTATCCACATTGGAAAGAGGTTATTGATCAGATCAACGAGCCAATCATCCAAGTTGGTGTGGATGGCGAAACCCAATTGATGGATGATTTTAGGAAAAATCTGCCATTGTCTGAATTAAAGCAGCTGCTGCAGCAATGTCGAACATGGATTTCATGCGATTCTTTTTTTCAGCATTTGGGATACATCGAGAAAAAACCTGGCATTGTGCTTTGGTCAGTATCAGACCCATTGATTTTTGGCCATCCAGAGAATGTCAATTTGATTAAAAGTCGGGATTATCTGGCCAAAGACCAGTTTTTGTGGTGGGAAGACCAAGAATACAAACATGATGCATTTGTCGATCCTGATGAGGTGGTCAAGGCATTGGAATTGTTTTAAAATTGGCCATCATTTAAGGGTGGACAATGGACGCTGAAATCGACAAAAGGCTCGCAGTGCATGAGGCAGTATGTGCTGAGAGATACAGGATCATCCAAGAGCATTTGACCGCTGGCGAAAAGCGAATGACCAAGATTGAGTATTTGCTCTACACAGTGATGGCTTTGGTGTTACTCGGGCCAGGCGTGGCAGCCACCTTTGCTCATAAATTGTTTGGGTTCTAAAAATTGAGATTTTTCTTCTAATTCAAGCAGCCACATCCGCGGTCGCATTCATCAAAGAATCGGTCGAGATGTACAAAGAAGGTCGGCAAATTGTTGCTGATGTGGCCAAAGAAGTGGATGGAATTGTCAAAGATGCCAAGACAGTTCATAAGCAAGCAAAAGGCATTTGGGAGTTTTTTGGGTCTTTATTTGGTTCCAAGTCAGATGTAAAACCCAAAGCTGAAGCACCCAAAACACAAAAAAAGACAAAACAAAAACCACCAGAGTTTGATGAAAATCTCATTTATCAACAAGTGAGTGATTCTTTGATCAAATTTTTTCAAGCATACAACACAATAAAAAACTACATTAAAGAACAGGAGGAATTGGCGTTACATCAAAGCGATGAATCTGGCCAAGAGACTGCCATCAAACTGGTGATTGCTGGACTGCAAGCTGAGAAATTATCTCAGGAATTGTCAGAGTTTATGATTTATCATTCACCACCAGAATTGAAGGATTTGTACTCGAGGATCAATAAGAAAATCGGTGAGATTGCTCAAGTTCAGGCAATGGCAAGGCGAGAGGAGATCATGCAGCAGAGGATGGCGAAATGGCAACGAAGACAAAAAGCGGATCAAATCCAAAATCGTCTGGTGGCTATAGC